CACGCTTTTTTATGTTCTCTGTAAACTGCGTCCGGTAAATCTCAGGATAGACTATTGGCGGTTAACGGCTTGAGTGCGGGGGCAGTTTAGAAAGAATATGATTGGAGGGATTGGAATGAAGAAAGCTTTGACGCCTTGCAATGAACCCGGCTGTCCAAACCTCACACGAGAGGGCTACTGCGAACAGCATAAGCGAACCAAGCCGGCTTATGATCAATACCGGGAGTCTGCTGCCAAACGGGGGTATAACAGCAAGTGGAGGCAGTCGCGCGCTGGCTACCTGTCCAAGCATCCGTTATGTGCCGCCTGCTTAATGCAAGGCAGAAGAACTCCGGCGACAGTTGTCGATCATATCGTTCCGCATAAAGGCGGAATGAACCTATTCTGGGATTCAAGTAAATGGCTGCCTTTATACGCCTCGTGTCATGGCCGGTAGACAGCGAAGGAGGATGGAGGATTTGGAAACACTACATCAAACATGCGTGTGTGATCAATGCATGACCAGACTTCTTATCAAAGGCTGTTCAAAGATCAGGAAGCACGACAACGGAATCAAAGAGCATTATATCAAGTGTCCACGCTGCAAGGCTGAGTATACATCCTTCTATACGAACGAGGACATCAGACGAATGCAGCATAGAATAAGAAAGATGTTTGCTCTTCGCCGTAACATGAAAAAGGAATCAGCTGTTGATCTATATTCAAAGAAGATAGAAGCAGCACAAACGGAAATACAAGCAGCCATGAGCCAGCTGAGAACGGAGATGGAGCCCCCCCACCCTTAAATCCCTAGAGGACGTTTGCCGGAGACCGCGCTCCCCTCCCCATTTTGAAAAATTCCCTAAATGAAAATTCGGAAGGAGGTGAGGGAATGGCTAGACCGCGGCAACCTGTTGACTTGCTACTGGTAAAAGGCAAGAAAAACTTGACAAAGCAAGAGATTGAGGAGCGTCGAGCACAGGAAGTAAAGGCACCAAACGACAAAGTAAAAGCTCCATCATATTTGCCAAAAGACTTAAAAAGAGAGTTTAAAAAGATAGCGGATGAGCTAAAAAACATCGGAATTATAACTAATTTAGATGTGGACGCGCTTGCCCGTTTTTTGTTTGCTCAAAAACAATACTTGGAAATGACCGAAGTCTTACTCGAAACGCCCATTACTGCATTAGTTGAGGATGATGACGGAAATAAATTTGAAGTAGCGAACAAGACATACAGTGATTTGCTTATCAATCAAGACAAGCTGTTCAAACAATGCCGGCAAGCTTCTAGTGATTTAGGGCTGACCATTTCCTCTCGCTGTAAACTTGTTATCCCGAAAAAAGATGATGGGAAACCGAAGTCAAAAGAGGAAGAACGGTTCGGGGGCCGCATGTAATGCAAGAGATTACAGCCGAAATTCTCATTGAGCGGGTTTGGTCATATGCTGAGAAAATTCGCTCCGGAGAAATTAAGGCAGGCAAAAAGCAAAAATGGGCTGTAGAGCGATTTTTTAAAGATGTTGACCGGCTCGCAGAAGATGACTGCCCTTATTACTTTGATGCTGAAGCTGTGGTGGATTTTTATGAATGGTCGCGGCAATTTAATCATGTCGAAGGTATACTTGCAGGGCAGCCGATTGAATTAACAGACTTTCAGCTTTTTATTGCAGCCAACATATACGGATTCTATAAAAAAGAAAATGGCGCCCGCCGGTTTCGGAAAGCTTATATCCAGCTGGCCCGTAAAAATGCGAAATCGCAATTTTTAGCTTTAATCGCGTCGTATGAGATTTTCCCGACACAAGAAAAACACCGGGTATTTATCGCAGGCTGGTCCCGTGAACAATCAGATGAAGTATACCAGGCAATTCTTGAGCAACTGCATCACGCGCCGATACTCAAAGGGAAATATACCTCTGCCAATGGCCGCGTGAAAAAATATAAAACGAACTCCATTATCCAACCTCTTTCCCGTGAGGCTCGGAAACTCGGGGATGGTAAAAACCCATCATTGGGAATTGTGGATGAATACCACGCACATGAAACAAGTGAGATTTACGACGTCCTGGACAGCGGGATGGTCGCCCGGCGCAGTCCGTTAATGGCCGTTATTACGACAGCGGGTTTCAACATGGAGCGGCCATGCTTTAAGGAATATCAATATACGAGTAAAATTCTTGATCCAGACATTGATACGGAGAATGATGATTATTTTGTTATGATCTGTGAACTGGACCCGGAAGATGACATAAAAGATGAATCAAACTGGATCAAGGCGAATCCGATTGTGGCAACGTACCCCGAGGGAATGGAGTCATTACGTTCTGCTTTAAAAGTGGCTCTTGAAGTGCCTGAAAAGATGCGCAGTTTCCTAACCAAAAATATGAACCGATGGGTTGACCAGAAGGACAATGGTTATATGAATATGACAAAATGGCGCGCTTGCAGTGGGGAAATTCCTGATCTGCAAGGACTGCCCGTTTATCTGGGTCTTGATTTATCAATGACAACAGACTTAACCTCCGTAGGGTATGTGGCCGTGCAAGATGGCTTTTTCTATGTCGGTCAACATTCCTTTATGCCTGAAGCCCGAGCAAAAGAAAAAATGGCGACGGATAAAGTGCCATATGATTTGTGGAGAGAGATGGGGTTTATCACTTATACGTCTGGCGAAGCAGTTGACTATCAATTAGTCGAACAGTGGATCATTGAATTTATCCATAAAAACCGTTTTCGGCCACAAGAGACCGCGTATGACAAGTGGAATGCTCTTCACTTAGCTCAGCGGCTTGAATCAAAAGGACATACAATGGTGGAACTGCCGCAGAGAATCAATCATCTGTCATTACCTACAAAAAGCTTCCGAGAGAAGGTGTATGAAGGGAAAGTTGTACATGGGAATGATCCGGTTTTATCATGGGCGGTTAATAACGCAATTATGAAAATGGACCCGCAAGAAAATATCATGCTGGATAAAGCAAAATCACCGCAGAGAATCGACCCTATTGCGGCTGTTATAAATGCTTACGCCAGAGCGATGTATCACGACACAAACCATAGAGTAGATTTAAATAATCACTTCGGCTCTGGTAATTTCAGTTTTTAGGATGTGAGAAAATGAAAAAAGCCAGGAAAAAGATCAAAGCTTTTTTCAAGTGGGATTTTCACCACAGGTATATGAAAGCCCTGCTTTCTTTTTTCTGCTTGATATTAAATGATCTGCTGTTTATGGCGGGAGCCGCCTTTATCCTGACAGCTGTCTATAGATGGAGCACAAACATCGGTCTTATTCTGACGGGTGTCTTTTTAATGTTTTATGCTTACCTCATATCAAAGAAAGCGAGGTGATATAAATGCTGCTTGAACGAATGTTTGAGAAACGTTCTGGCTCGTCAGATCATGAAGATGGTTTTAACAACATTTTATTAAACATGTTCGGCGGCCGGAAAACAGCAAGCGGCGAAAGAGTGAGTGAAAGCAACTCACTTGTGCAGCCGGACATATTTGCATGTGTCAATGTATTGTCGGATGACATTGCAAAACTGCCGATTCATACATATAAAAGAACAGACGGCGGCATAGAGCGGAAACCGGAGCACATGTCCGCGCATGCTGTTTATGCTCGGCCGAATCCTTACATGACAGCCTTCACATGGAAAAAGCTTATGATGACTCATGTTCTGACTTGGGGAAATGCATATTCCTATATTCAATTCGGACCACATGGTTACCCGGAAGCGCTCTTTCCCTTGCGCCCTGATTACACGAATGCTTACGTTCATCCGACAACAGGCATGCTGTGGTATCAAACTGTGATAAACGGGGAAGCCGTTGAATTATACGACTACGAAGTACTACATTTTAAAGGGCTTTCGACTGACGGAATACATGGTAAATCACCTATTGGCGTTGTACGGGAGCATATCGGGGCGCAAGCGGCTGCCACAAAATATAACGCCAAACTGTACAAGAACGAGGCAACTCCTCGGGGGATATTGAAAGTCCCGGCGTTCCTGGATGAAAAACCAAAAGAGAACGTGCGCAAAGAGTGGAAACGGGTGAATCAAGGTGAAAATATCGCCATTATAGATAACGGACTGGAATATCAATCTATTTCTATGCCTCTGCAAGAAGCTCAATTCGTTGAGTCTATGAAGTTTAACAAAGCACAGATTTCCATGATTTATAAAGTACCGTTGCATAAGCTGAACGAATTGGATAAAGCAACATTTTCAAATATTGAGCATCAGTCCATTGAATATGTCAGAAACACGCTACAGCCATGGATTGTGAATTTTGAACAAGAACTAAACGTTAAATTGTTCTTAGATCACGATCAGAAAAGCGGCCATTACGTGAAATTCAATATAGACAGCGAGCTGCGCGGCGACAGTAAGACGCAGGCAGAGTATTTGAAAACACTGCATGAAACAGGAGTGCTGAATAAAGACGAAATCAGAGAATTGCTTGAACGCAACCCTATTGAAAATGGCGACAAGTATATTTCCAGCTTAAACTATGTGTTCCTCGATTTCGTGGAAGAATATCAGCGGCTTAAAGCTGGCGGCGCCATGAAGGGGGGTGACAACAAAAATGAAGGATAAAGAGGTTCGGCATTTGACGACGCCGATTGAGCTGCGTTCCGAAGGTGAGGAGCAGAGTGAATATATCGAAGGGTACGCTCTCAAATTCGAAAAATGGTCAGAACGCTTGGGCTGGTTTAAAGAGATAATCAGCAGAACAGCTCTTGACTCAGCTGACATGTCTAACGTCATCGCCCTTTTCAATCATAAGCAGGATTTTCCCTTAGCGAGAAATACCGTTTCCGAGGATACTGGCCGTCTTGAATTAGAAATAGACGGGATAGGCCTCAAATTCCGATTTAAGCCCTCAGACACGTCGTATGCGCGTGATTTAATAAAGAATGTCCGGAGCGGTGTGATCAATCAATGCTCTTTTGCTTTTTCACTTGATTATGGGGATGCTGAGGCAGATGAATGGCGTATCAATGAAGATGAGGACATTTACGAGCGACGAATCAATAAAATCAATCGCATTTTCGATATTTCACTCGTCACTACGCCTGCTTACAGCGATACTGAGGCGGTTGTGGGTGCCCGCAGTTTAGAAAAGGTTGAGCAGCTGAAAGAAAGACGTAATTCATCAGATGAAGCGTTAAAAATGGAATTGGAACTATTAGGCCTTGTACTTCCGGAGTAAGGTCTTTTTTAGTTCAGAAAACAAGGAGGAAATGATTTTATGGCAATGCAAATGAGCAAAAAAGAAATCGCATTAAGACAACAGTTTACTGAAAAGAAGCAGCAAGCAGACAAGGCGCTGCAGGAGGGAAATACCGATGAAGCGCGTGCATTGCTCGATGAAGTGAAACAGCTTAAAAATCAAATCGAATTGATGACCGAGGGACGTTCACTTGATGTTCCAGATTTACCGGGCGGTGTAAACTTTGTGCCCGAGCAAGAGCGCAACCCAGAAGGCAGGGCCGGCGATACAGGGGCAAAAGAAGAGCGACAAAAAATGTTCACTCAAGCTTTCATGAAATCCCTCCGCGGCAAACGCTTAACGGAGGAAGAGCGCGATCTGTTTGAAAGTGAAGAGTTTCGTGCGATGTCCGGTAAAAATGAAGAAGACGGCGGCATTCTAATTCCGGAAGATATTTCGAGAACGATCAAGGAATTGAAACGGGAACAAGAGCAACAGCTTGAACAATATGTAACGGTTGAGCCGGTTGCGACCCGTTCAGGTACACGTATGCTTGAGAAAAACAGTGACATGACGCCGTTTGCGGTCTTGGAAGAAATGGACGAAATTGCAGAGACAGATCAACCGAAGTTTACCAAGCTTTCTTACAACATTACTGATTATGCGGGCATCCTGCCGTTATCAAATACTCTTTTGCAAGATACTGACCAGGCTATTATGTCTTATGTCGCAAGATGGTTTGTGAAGAAATCAATCACGACGCGGAATGCTTTAATTCTTTCAATCCTTGATTCTTTGAAAAAGGTTCAATTCAAAGGCTTGGATAACATTAAAAAGACACTTAACGTGACCCTTGATCCTGCTATCTCTGCCGGAGCTATTATCATGACGAACCAAGACGGATTTGATTATCTTGATCAACTCAAAGACGGAGATGGAAAGTATCTATTAAAAGACATTCCAACTGAACCAACAAACAAAATGCTCTTCGGCCGCCGTGTCGTGGTTATTTCGAATAAAGTCCTCAAGACAGTCTCTGGAAAAGCGCCAATGATTATTGGTGACTTGAAGGAAGCTATTGTTTTATTTGACCGTCAGCAGCAATCAATTGCCTCTACTGATGTCGGGGCCGGTGCATTTGAGACAAATACAACTAAAGTGCGCGCAATTGAGCGTGAAGACGTGAAGTTGTGGGATTCTGAGGCTGTAGTGTACGGTCAATTGACGTTGTCTGCTGAGTAATAAAGGAGGGCTATCATGCGAGTAACTAAAAACTACACTGCCGACGGGGGAAATCGTACCGTCATCGGCGGTGTTTTAGAAATTGCCGGGGGCAAGGTTATTAAAGATGGACAAGAGGTCAGTTTAGACGGCGGCAACCAAGCTGAACCAGGACCCGGAAGCATAACCAATGAAATGCTGGCGGATAAGTCGGTCCGCAGCAGGAATATCGGCACCGGCAGTGTAATGGAAGAACACTTAAATTCATCTATTTTAGATCGTCTCAAGGCTATTGAAGATAAATTGAAAGAGCTTGCCAGTTCCCAGTCTGACGGAAAAACGGAATAAAAAATAAAAGGAACAGGATGATTACAGATGGTTGAAGATTATTTATATGAAAGTAACGGAGTCAAAACTTCATCTGAAAAAGGAAAAGACGGCAAGGCGATAACGCCAGTCTATCTCAAAGAAAACAGCGAAGAAAATCCTCTTTTTGTAAAAGGGTTGCAGGGTGAAAAAGGGGAGAAAGGAGACAAAGGCGATACCGGTAAACAAGGTCCTCAAGGAGAACCGGGTGAAACTGGCCCGCAGGGACCAAAAGGCGATAAGGGCGAACCCGGTGAACCGGGACCACAGGGTGAACCGGGACCGGCAGGACCAAAAGGAGATACAGGTGAGCAAGGATCCCAAGGTGAGAAGGGAGACAAAGGTGATCCGGCTGTTATTGAAGAGGGAAGCATTACGTATGAAATGCTTGCAGAAAAATCCGTTCGGAGTAAAAACATCGGAACTGGAAGCGTGATGCCGGAGCACCTAAACAGCGAAATTACAAAAGTGCTTGATGAATTGAAACAAAAAATGAATAACCTTGAAAGTGACCTGGCTGCTTTGAAAGGAACAGAAGAAGAACCGACAGAATAAGGCGGTGTGTCCTGAATGGATTTAGAGGCTATTAAAAATTATTTAAAAGTCGAGCATGAAGAGGATGATCGCCAGCTCTTGAATCAAATAGCGGCGGCCAAAAGTCATATCATCAATGGAATAGGCCGGTATATTGAAGGGCACCCGCAATTTGAGCTGGTACTTCAAATGCTTGTTGAACATTGGTATGAAAACAAAGGGATATATGAGTCTGGGAAAACCGGCTCGTCTATCCCTTTTACTGCTGAAAATATATTGACGCAGCTGCGTTATGTATCTGTGGAGGAACTAGAAAATGAGAAAAAAGATCAGCCAACTCCGGCACCGTCTGACCTTTCAAAAGAAAACCGAGACACAGGATGAAGAAGGTAACTGGAATGCAACCTATGTGGACTTATTCACGGTCTGGGGAGCTGTGGAGGGGGCTGGTTCTCTTGGGAATAGCGAATCTATGATTGCCGGAGCATTGGGAGTCAAGACCCCCAAAAAAATCACGGTGCGTTACCGGAAGGATATAAAACCGAATATGCGGATTGTTAAGCGCGTTCCTAAAGAAAAGACGGAACGCGTTTTTGATATTTTGGACACTAACGATCCGGATGATCAAGGGGAAGAGCTTGAGATTCTTTGTCAGGAGGTGGGAATCAATGGCTGATATGAGCTTTGACGGCATAGATGATCTAACGCAGTATTTTGAAAAAATCGGCGGAGACATCGAAAAGGTGGAACCCGTAGCGCTAAAGGCCGGCGGTGAAATTATCGCTGAACGGCAACGCTCCCATGTTAACCGGAGTGATAAAAAACAACCTCATATGCAGGACAACATCACAGTCTCCAATGTCAGAGAATCCAAGGACGGAGTGAGGTTTGTGGCTGTTGGTCCGAATAAAAAGGTAGCGTATCGCGGGAGTTTCTTGGAGTGGGGAACTTCAAAAATGCCGCCGCAACCGTTCATAGAAAAAGGCGGGAAAGAAGGGGAGGGGCCTGCTGTGGAATTAATGGAGCGAATACTTACAGCGCCGATCAAATGACCTACTCTCCTAAAATTGAATTGGTGAGCACACTTAATTCCAGTGCCTTATTAAAAGGCCTGGCATCTGGCGGAATTCATAACCTCGGTGCGAATGATGTCAGCGCATTTCCAAGAGTAGTTTTTTCAGAGATTCAAGACGCTGATGAGGACTTTGCAGACAACAAGGCCTATTCGTTTGAGGTGCGTTATCAGATCAGCATATTCACTCAAGCGAGCACCCGCGGCAAAGAAACAACGATTGCTGCCGAAATAGACAGGCTTATGCGGGGAATCGGCTACAGCCGGTATGATTCTCAAGATTTATACGAAACAGACACAAAGGTCTTTCATAAGGCCAGACGTTATAAAAAAACCTATTATCAGGAGGTAAATTAGATGGGGAAAGTATTATCCGGCTTGGATATGTTTCATATCGCCGAAGTATTGAAAGACACGAAAGATGAACTTGAATTTTCGGTTCCAGAGGAATTGCCAGGCGCAGTTAGTATGAAACTTGATCCGAAATCTGAAACAGAAACCTTCTATGCAGATAACGGTGCGTTTGCACAGTTAAGCAGCTTAGGAGACATTGACGGGGAAATGGAAGTTGCGGATTTACCCCTTGATATGCAGGCGAAAATTTTCGGGAAAACAGTTGAAGGTGGTATTCATTTCTCTAGTGCAGATGACAGGACTCTTGAAATTGCATTGGGTTTCCGCGCCAAAATCTCAACGGGTGGATACCGTTATTATTGGGCCTTGAAAGGAAAACCAGAATTAGTACCTGTTGAACATAAAACAGAGGAAGGAAAACCTTCTCCTCAACCTACCCAAGTCAAAATAAAATTCAGCCCGTTAACAAATTTGAAAAAAGGAAAGAAAAGATGGGAAGCAAAGGCGGAAGAGGGCAACGGAATCAACGCCGAAACATGGTTTAAACAAGTTGTCTATAAGGACATCACAAAAGAGGAACCGCCTGTCGTTGATGTTGGTAAATAATTCATTGAGCGCCTAAGAGCGCTCTTTTTATATGGAAAAGGAGGAACTTACATGGAAGCATTGTCTATTACACTTCGGCTTGATGGCAAAGATAAAAAATTTGTTACACCTGACCATATTACAGGTTTATTGTTCCGGAAGGCTGCAAAAATTACTGATGATTTTGAATCCCAAGATTCTGAACGTCTTTTTACTGATGAACAAATTGAATTCGTCTGTAATACCTTTGGCCAGAAATTCACGCCTGATGAGTTTGAAGAAGGGATTGACGCCCGGTTAGCAGGAAGGACAATTTTTGCTGCTGCACAGTATGTGTTGGGGAACATTGCAGATGCAACGGCTCTTTTAAGTAGCGGAGAAATTTCCAATGGTGAAGAGCCGGGGGAGTAAGTCTGTCTGAGTCAGTCCTTGATATGTACAACGCCCTTGAGGAAATAGGATATACGCAGAATCAAATTGACGAAATGGACATTGTCTATCATCTGAAAAGACTGGCTCGGAGAAAATCACAAGAGAAGGCACGAACGAAGGCAAAAAACAATGATGAACCTATGTATATTGATCAAATTCTCGGATAAGGAGGTGCCCGATTGAGCAAAGACATAAAGGTCAGGCTGTATTCGAATTCATCTGAGTTTAAAAAAGAAATGAGCGCCTGTGCTGTTCAAATGAAAAATTTGAAGTCGGAATTTGAAAAAAACCGTACGGCAGTGGGTGTGTGGGGAAACGAATTAAAAACTGCTCAAGTAACCGAAAAAACATTAACACAACAATTGGAAACACATAAACGCAGAGTAAAGGCGCTTGAGAGAGCTTACGCAGACGCGGCTATAAAAAAAGGGAAAGACATAAAAGAAACGCAAACCCTCGCCCGCCGTTTAAATAATGCTACTGCCGCAATGAATAAGACGCAAAACGCGCTAAATAGTACGACTCAGAGGATAAAAGCGTTAGAGGAGGCAGCGAAAAGAGCTTCCTCCCGCGTTCGGATCATGGGCGAACGAATGGATTCAATTGGCGGAAAAATGCGTTCCGTTGGTTCGTCAGTAGCTATGACATCGGGCATCGCCTTTGGTGCGTTGGCTCTGTCCCTACGTGATGCTGTTCAGGTCGGTATTGACTTTGAAAAGCAAATGAGTAAGGTCCAGGCCATTTCCGGCGGATCGGCGGCAGAAATCGCGAAATTGAGAGAGCAAGCAAAAGAACTCGGTGCAACCACTGTCTTTACAGCAAGTCAGGCAGCGGATGCACAGGGTTTTTTGGCAATGGCCGGATTTAAGGTTAATGACATTTATGATGCAATGCCCGGGATGCTCAGTCTGGCGGCAGCCGGCCAACTGGAATTAGGTGCAGCCGCGGATATTACATCAAATATCATGTCTGCCTTTGCTCTAAAAGCAAAAGAGTCAGGACACGCCTCGGACGTCATTGCTTACGCCGCAGCCAACGCAAACACCAACGTCGAACAGATGGGCGAAGCATGAAGTTTTTGGCGCCGAACGCTAATTCTCTTGGTTGGGGAATGGAAGAATCAGCGGCCGCCATTATGGCTTTTGGTGACGCAGGTCTGCAAGGTTCAATTGCAGGGCAGGCTTTTGGTACATCCTTGATCCGTCTCGCTTCGCCAACGGGGAAGGCTTCGAAGCTTGTCAAAAAATTAGGTTTTGATTTCTTCGATGCAGCCGGAAACATGAAAAGCATGCCGGAAGTCGTTGAGGAAATGGAAAAAGGTCTGAAAGGCATGACCAAAGAGCAACAGGCGGCCGCATTAAAAACGATCGTGGGCGCTGAAGCATATAAACATTGGGCTGTCCTTCTTCAAAAAGGTTCAAAGGCTCTTGGGGATAATACCAAGGCGCTTGAAAAATCAGATGGAGCCGCCAAAAAGATGGCGGATACGATGCTGGATAATGCACACGGAAGCATAGTAGCTTTTCAGTCAGCACTTGAAGGGGCAAAAATCAAACTGACGGAAAGCCTTTTGCCTGCCCTGGGCGATTTAGCAAACAAGGGCAGCGACTTGATTATGATGTTTAATAATCTGGATTCCGGCACCGTGCAAACCATAGCGAAAACAGCCGTTCTGGCAACAGGTGTATTAGGGGTTACGACAGCTGTCGCCACCCTTACAGCTGGAATAGGAGCGCTTTTGGCGTTTACCGGTCCTGTCGGCCTTGCGATTGTGGGAGGCACAGCGTTGCTTGGCGGTATTTCGGTTGCTACTTACGCTTACACTGAGCAATTGAAGAACCAGAAAAAGCAGCAAGAAGAGGCGCGGGAATCCGCCTTGCTTTACGGCGATGGCGTTTCTAAAGCAACACAAAAATCTGCTTCCGCCTATGTGGATTTAAGGGAAAAGGCAGAACTGCAGCTGTTTGAATTGACGCGGGTATCTGGTTCAGAAGCTCAAAAGATGTCAGCTAAATTAGTTGAAACATATGCCAGCATGCGCGACCAGTTGATACAAGAACTTGAAGGACTTAAAAAGGATGCTCTGGTTGTCTTGAAAGGGCTATATGCGGACACCGATGAGAAAACAAAAAAAGCCGGCGAAAAGATGACTGACAAGATGGTCGGCGCAATTGATAAAGATATGCAAGAGGCTAGAAATAAACTGAAACAGTTAAATGCTCTGCAAAAAGAGACAGGCCTTGTCTCCTCTAATATGAATGCCTCACAAAAGAAGCAGTTCAATGACATTGTTTCTTATTTTGAGTTGTCTACAAGTAAATTTGCTGCCAATCAAAAAGAAGCCTTAGCAATGCAAAAAGTAGTAACGGATCAGCAAGGACAGCTTTCATTTAAACAAGCTCAGAAGTACAACAACGATATTAAAAAAGTCTATGACGATGGTAAACAAGCCGCCAAGAAAGACATGGAATACAGAAATGATGTTATTGAGAAGTTGTTTGCGCAGGGATATATAGAAGCTGAACAAAGAAGATCATTGCTGAGCAAAAGTACAGCTGACTATAATACCGCATTAGCAAAAAACACGGATGCCTATGAAAAAAATTCAAGCGCCTTATTTTCTAAAATGTCACGAGACGGCAAGCTGCTTGATTTAGAGACCGGAAAGGCATTGGATAGACAAGATGAATTTATATCTAATTCAATGGGGATTATGGTCAAAACTGAAGAGTCAGAAGCTCAATATCAAGAGCGATGGGCAGCCCGGCAAATAGATTTTCTTCAAAAATTAGGACAATCCAAAGAAGAAGCAATTGAGACTACCCAACAGGCTTTAGAAGAGTTTTACCAAGGCATGGGGATGACCCAAGAACAAGCCCGTGAAGAAGCAAGTCAAATGGTTGCCAATGTTGAAGGGGAATTAGATAAGCCGACAAGCGCCGAGCAATCAGGAAAGAAGGTTGCTGAGGATTTTTCCGCTGGCTTGAAGCAGTCCACACCAGCAGTTATTGGCGGGGGAACGGTCTTACAGCAGGCCCTTAACAATTCACTTTCCGCAGATAATACCACGCCCGCACAAGCCGGACAAAATAAAGGAAATGCCTTTCGTACCGGCATCAATTCTACAAAGCCCGGTAATGCACAAGCGGGGGCGTCTGTACTCCAATCTGCTTTAAGCGAGATGAGGAAAGGCGGCGGGCAAGCAAATGCAGCAGGACAAAACAAAGGGAATAAGCATAAAGCTGGTTTAACGTCTACCAAAGGCGCCAATACATCTGCGGCCGGCTCTCTTAGCTCATCGGTAACGAGCAATTTAGCCAAAACCTCAGACGGCGGAGGCGGTAAAAAGGCCGGAACTGAATTAGCCAGCGGCGTTCTTAGTAAAAAAGGCTCAGCAAATACCGCCGGAAAAAGTGTTGCAAACAGCGCAAAAACAGGGCTGAAAAGCGTTAAGACACATAGTGTTGGTTCTGATTTTGTAACCGGCTTTATAAATGGAATGGGATCGCAAAACGGCTCTCTCTTCAGCGCGGCGTGGAACTTGGGGAAATCCGCCTTGAGGTCTTTAAAGAAATCTATTGACTCCCATTCTCCTTCCAAACTAACAAAAGCGGAGGGGAACAACTTTTCTGATGGGTTTGCGTTAGGGATAGAGGACAAGGCTAAGAGCGTGAAACAAAGTGCTGCTTTTATGGCGCAGAACGCGATGACCTCGTTTAGGCAGGAATTAAATCAGATGGCTTTCAACATAAAGGGGGCTGCTGATCAGCTCATTTCAATGAAGTCGGAGCTTACCATCCGGAATGAAGTTGACACGCCTGCCTTAAACCAAAAGCTCGATGCTCTAATCACACTCCTGTCTCAACAACAGTCTGGCGGATCAGGACAGGCCGCGCTACCTCAGCAGCCTATTATCATCCATCCGGCTCCGGTGCATATGGACGGCCAACAAATTGCGACGATCGCTTTTGAAAAAGGAGATGGCAGGATACTTGATCAGAAAGCTGCAGACCGATACAACCAGAATGCCTATAAAGGCGGTGTCAGATCATAATGCTAGATTTATATATTGATTTTAATAATGGCATGGGGGAGCAAAGCTTATCACGTATTCTCCGCCGTTTTAAGGTGCGCAGCTTCACGCCAGACTCACCGAATATTGAACGAGAAACAACAACCCTCCCAAGGATTAACGGTTTAGTGCTGCCACAGCACCCACGGGACGTTGTCTACAAAGAGAGAGACATCAAAGTTGATTTTTTATTAGATTCCATCATTCCCGAAACCTTTTATCAGAACAGGCATGAACTTTATTCATTGTTAGTGCAGCCGTTTCCTTATTATATTTCAACGGACCTTCTGCCTAACCGTCGGTTTCTTGTTACGTGTGACGGGAATTTCACTATCACTAAGGACAAGCAGAAAAACCATGCCACATTTACAGTAGATTTCACGGACATTCTGGGGCTTGCCGAGTCGAAATATACCTCTTCTACCATCCAGAATTTCAATGGAGAGCACTGGAGTCCCGGCATGGGAATCCTTCGGAGAGATGATCTTGAATATCATTTCAAGAACCAAAAACGATTCAGCGTTTACAATCCCGGCGGCGCCGCGGTCAACACTCTGCAGCATGATTATAACGTCTATCTGTGGGCCAAAGGGACAAACGTAACCATTGCGAATCGAACGAACGGGGAAAAATTGAAAATTGAGCAGGAGCTAAAACGCTCGCAAAAAGTCACATTCATCAGACAGTACACTGTAATCGGGGATAAGCGTCTGAAAACATCCGGCCGTCTGCCGACACTGGATGTAGGATGGAACGATTTTGAAATTATAAACTCAAATGACTTTGAAATTTTATTTGATACTCGTTTTTATTATAAGTAAGGAGGGATGACATGGCTGCGGCTGACTTTATTAAAAGCCTGGTACCGGGGGCGCAAAAGGTACGCAAAAAATATAACGTCCTTGCTAGCCTTGTCATTGCTCAAGGCTGTCTGGAAAGTGGGTTCGGCACGAGCGGCCTTTCCAAACAAGCTAACAATTTGTTTGGGATAAAGGGAACCTATAACGGAAAATACGTGTTGATGTGGACCAGCGAGCAGGACAAATACGGAAATGTGGAGAGGGTACAAGCTAAATTCAGAAAGTACCCTTCATACGCTGAGAGTTTGGTCGATCTGGGAAGCTTATATAATCGTCTTGATCGGTATAAAGCAGTGGTAGGGGAAACGGATTATAAAAAAGCATGCCGAGCCGTTCAAAAAGCTGGCTACGCAACAGACATCAACTATGCTAATAAATTAATTACCATGGTCGAACAGTATAAGTTGATGCAATATGACGATACGTCAGGATTGCCGAACGAGCCTGATGATCCAGAATCCCCGGAGACCCCGGAAGAGGAACCGAGCTTTCCGAGTAAAGAATACGCGGGTAACGACATCCCTCTTAATAAAAAATTGCCGTCAGATGTGGACTTTCCTCAACTGCATGTTTCCACGAAAGACGGAAATGACGTTGTGGAAGTAACAGGCGTGATCGTTGATCTTACAGACGATACTACCGGAAAAAAGAGCTTTACCTTTACAATTACCAAAACAGAGAGCAATGCGACTGAATTCGATTTACTGATCAACGACAATATTCTTTACATTGACGAAAGGAGATTCAAACAACAAAAATACTATATTACAGATGTAGACCTGAAGCAGACTAAAAACGTCCTGACAAAAACAATCACGGCCAACCACATTTTTACCGTTCTGCTTGCTGAGAATCGAGTGGATGATACAGTAACGAAGAAACTGACCGTAAAAGAGGCCTTTGACATTGCGTTAAAAGGTACTGATTTTTCATATGTGTTGGAAGAGCCTGAAAGTAAATTCGCCACCGCCGAAGAAGAAAATTTCGGTGATAAAAACTCCACTGAATTAATAGATCAGCTCATAAATGATTATGAGTTAGAGCTTGACGTGGATAATTATAAAATTCATGTATATAAGAAAATGGGGAAAGAGATTCCTTTCACATTTGACTCTCGTTACAATATGCCGGGCATCAGTATCAAAACAAACTCGCAAAATTGCTCTACCCGTGCATGGGGATATGGTGCGATGTCTAAAGACAGTAAGAGCACAGACAAAAAACCGAAATACGTATTTGAGCCGATCTTGTATATCCATCCAGAGGAAAAGAAATTCCTGCGGGAAGGGAAACCGAAGTGGGCCGACCCGATCAGAGACGAAACTATAAAAAAGTCGGGTAGCATGGTTTCTGCGCTGAAAAAACATGTGAATCCATATCCGGAAACAGTCGTCAGTGTGGATTATCAATATGTATACGAACCGAAATTGCTCAAAATTGAAAAGCCGTTCTGGAAAGGTGATACAGTCCACATTTTAGCCGACACAGCAGACGGCACGACTTATGAGGATGATGTGCGGCTCTTAACGATTCAATACAATCCGCTAAATCCATACAGCAGCCCGAAGCTGACTTTTGCCAATTTCAGAAAAGACATACAAGATATTGCGGTGAATCAGGCGAAGAAGCTGAGAGAACAAAAACGATATATTGATCAAATACTGACAGCGCTTTGATAGGCGTTTTTTATTTTGTCGAAAAGGAGAGTGAATACAGTGTTGAGGTTGAAAAAAAATTACGATACCACTAGAAACTCTCGTTATGAGGATGAGCTATCTGGTGATATGGAAGCGATCGAAAGTAGCGTAAACGGACTTGAAAGTGAAATTACTCGTCATAAGAAAGCTGCTACGGCGCATACATCTGAGCAAATTGATCACGGGGGCTTTTCTTTACGAACTTATATTGACGGACTCTATAACCGGGTCCGTAATCTCATTCTTAATGCCGACGGGACAAATGTAAAAGAAGTAGTGGATGCCCGTGTTACTGCTGATGGGGAAATTGCCCCACTGTTGAAAGAGCGTCTTGATAAGGAATATAACAAACTTCTACGTAAGATCACCAGAAACGTTAACGTAGACGACTACGGGGCCGACCCTACCGGGGAGACAGACAGCACAGAAGCATTCAAAAGAGCGATCGGAAACGGAAAGGTGCGGCTCAATCTATCAGCCGGAGAATACGTGATAAGGGGCGTAAAGCTGCCGTCATGGACATATTTGATCGGCCAGGGCATGGGCGTCACCGCGCTAAAACTGCACGAAGACACCCCGGCCAGTGAGTGGGTTGTCACAAATGCTGATCATGCGAAAGGGAACCGGAATATCGTTGTGGAAGGTATGTCGCTTGACTGGAATCCTGATCGTCAGGGCGGAGTAGGCGCAACCGGAGGTGTACATTCAAGCTGTCTTCTTTTCGCACAAGTAAAGTTTGGTATTGCGCGCGGCGTTGAAGGCATTAATCCCGGCTTACATTGTTTTGATGTATCAGCGCCTTCTTATGACATTACAGCAAAAGATTACACGGCAACGGGGAGCAAATATATTTGGATCGACAAGTGTGTCGGCTCGGGGTATGGTGACGACGGCATTACGACCCATTACAGCGAGTATGTTTTCATCACAAACAATGTGATGACGAATCCGCGCGGCACTGCACACCGTAAAGGCGGAGCCAATTCAAACGGAATTGAAGTGGACGACGGTTCTAAGCATGTCTGGGTTATAGATAATTATACGGAGGGGAATGTGCGAGGCGTAGAGGTAAAAGCTCATAAGGAATGGCCGGCACCGAGTGACGTTCACATTCGCGGTCATGAATCATTTCGTGACGTTCGCTCATTTGATTTACGGCATATTGATCACCATCTTGTAAAAGACCCTTGGAGCGAGACGGCACGTGATGTGACGTTAGTAGACTGCACGTCAAGAGAACCAGTGTATAATTCGCTTTATGAAGGATTAGCTCCGAAAGCCCTTGTCGTTTCGGCGTACCAGCGTGTTCAGATAATCGGTTTTAAAGCGATTGGTGATCCGACATATGACTACAAAGACGGCTCGATCATTGCCTTCCAGTATAAAAGCAGGAAGATAACAGTAAACAACTTGCACATTACCGGGTTTAAAAAGGCTGATTGTGACATTTATATCACCGGCGGCGATCAGATGACCGACGATGTATTTATTTCTGATTTTGTTATCCATGATTCCGCAAGAACCGGCATCGCGATAGGGGGTGGCGTGCGTAATGTCAACTTGTTAAATGGCCTTCTGCATGTAGCAAGCGGAACGGCCGGCATCACCTCTCCGAACACCCAGACCAATATTTTTCTTGTCAGAGCTTACGGTTATAAGGATGCAGCTGTCCTTGCCGGAGAAAAGCATTCAGTCGTTCCGAATAACGTCAAGGGAGGATTTCGAGCAGCTTCCGGCTCCGGCCATGCACTGACAAAATACAGTGCGATTATTGCGTGTACGGGGGCGACGTACGCGAAGGGTGAGCGCAATCTGCTTGCAGGAAATGCGGGAGGTTCTTCCTCGGAAGGATCGCGCAACGGTGTCATGTTTTCATACGATTCTCACACAACAGGAGACGGGGCGTCCTCGGGTGTCATGTTCTCGAAGGCTACCAAGAATAGTAAATCTTACACATTGGCTTTAGGCCATGGAAACGGCAAAGCCTCGGAAGCCAACAAAAAAATTGAATTAAACGCAAAGAATGGAACAGTCAAGGCTACTGGCGCAATAGAAAGTGTATCGAATTTAAAAGACTTGGCGGAATATTTTGAATCAGCTGACGGAGCAAAGATAGAGGCATCTTATCTTGTAGCGTTAGAGGAGGACAAAATTCGAAAAGCGCAAGAAGGCGACAAGATACTCGGCGTCGTTTCCAAGACTGCCGGCGTTGTGCTTGGCGGAGCTGCTTTCTATTGGAATGATCGTTTTCTCCGTGATGAATTTGGCGGTATTATCTACCGGGAGGTATTTGACGGTGAGGACATCATTACGATTCCAGCTGAGAACCCGAACTATGATCCGGAAACTGAGTACAAGCCACGAGAGGAACGAGACGAGTGGCATATTATTGGATTGATTGGTCAAGTGTTCGTGCGGGTTGATGATACCGTTAACGTCGGTGACAGTGTTTCAGCAGTTGACGGCATCGCGACAAAGGCGGAAAGCGGCGGCTACGGAACCGTGATGAGATTAGAATCCCCGTATGATACGGAAAAGGGATACGGCGTGGCTCAAATGATGGTTACGCCGCAGCACTAAGGAGGAATAAGCGACGATGTATAAAACGGGCAGCGTGCCGATCAACATTAATACAAATCCAATCAATGGCCGGAGTACAAATATACAATTTATGACGCAGGACACTGGCAGCGCAAAGCTGTTTTTTTCTTTTACAAAGGATGGTGTGCCGTTGCCTCTGTCAGCCGTAGATGCAAAAATTGTCCTCCTGTATGATGATGGATCGTTTTATAAAAAGAGCCTCACCATCACTGACAAGGTAAACGGCACAGCGGAATATGTGTTGTCCAATGCAGAACTCAAGCATTACGGAACGGTTAAGGCGGAAATCAAACTATATTATACAAACGGACAATCGCTGGCGACTTCATTTTTTACTTTCTCTATCGCTAAAACGTTAGAGGATCAGAACATCGTTCCGACAGCTGATTATTACATTGATGATTTTGAAACGCTGAGAGACGGGATAAACCACATCGTCGAAGAAATCAGTCAGACTGTCGAGGAATTACAGAAGAAATTTGCCGATCTGGAAGCTATTGAAACGAAAGAGGGCGCGCAGAAAAAAGCGAATGCTGCAGAGGAAAAGGCCAAGGCTTATACAAATGAACATGCGAATGATGAAGAAAAGCATGTTTCTGCAGCAGATCGGAAGGCTTGG